CACGTCCCCGCCGGGACGTCTGGGTCCGGAGTGCACTTCACGCGGCAGAACGACGGCGCCCACTTGAGCGCCGAGCACATTTGCCGCCACTCATCCGTTCGGGCAGCGGATACCTCTCTGCGGTGGTACATCACGGCGCCCGTCGTCAAGACGACGGCGAGCGCGATGGTGGCGAGCGTAGTGAAGTTGGTCATCTTCTCCTCTGCTCAGTGTAGTGGGTAGATTACCAGAGGCACGTTAGGATCCCAGCATGCCCGACACTCGCCGCACTCATTCCCCTGATCGCGCGCGGGGCACGTCTTGCCCGCCTCGCTCTCACTGACACCACTCGCGACGACCCCGTGTTTCTGGGCAAACGCTGCGGCAGGACGGTGATCGCCCACCATGTGCGCCGAGACGCGGATTACCAGGTTCTCAGGCTTGACGAACGTGGCCAGGTACTCAGCCACCATCCGATACTCGCGTGTGGGCAGCCAATGCCGGACATCTGGCGTACGCTTGCACACCTCGGCGATCAGCACCAGATGGTCAACGCTCTGTAGGTCGCCGCTGTCATGCCACCGGAACCAGGGACGGCGGGCGATCAGCCGGACCATAGCATCGACCCACGTCTCCCGGTACTCGACGTCCACGATCGCGCGTGTCAGGTTCTCGAAGCGAACCTGGTGAGCATGCTTGACGCTGGTAAAGACGTAACATTCCTTGCAAGCGTAGCAGTCCGAGCACACGGACCCGGCAACAGCACGAAGCTTCGAGCCCGTGATGCACTTCGTCGCACTGAACCCGAATGCGTACCCGGGCATCTTCGAGGGGTTGCTGAGACCTCCGGTGATAGCGTTAGCCTCCGCGATTTTCATCTATCCCGTCCTTTCTCTGCGGTTTACGCTCTGCGGTTCAACGCGCGCGCGCGGCTGGTTGACGACCCCGACCCAGGGAGCGTCGAGGGACGTCGCCCGCGGCGGGCCTGGGGGAGCGTAGAAGCGACCTTCCTCGCCTCCGGCATCGCAGGCCGCAACCCACGTACCCGGCATGCGCTCGCTAGCGCCACGCTACGCTCCCCTGGGCCGATCAGGATGCGTACCCCAACGCGCGCCGACACGTCGCGCAGAGATACTCTGCGACATGGACGCGCTGCCCGGTCTGTCCCTCGTCAGCGGCCGCGATGCCGGGGACTTCGACCCGCGTCAGGACGCACCGGCGAACCTCGCTGCAGTTCTCACAGGGACGGCTGATGCCGCGGCTCATGGGAACAACCCTGGAAACAACGGATCCAGGATCGCCAGAGCGGTACCAAAGAAGATGGTCGCCCCGCACGCGATGATGTAGAACACTTGCAGTGCCCACACAATGGCACGCATGTTACCCCCTCTCTTGCCCGGGACTTGCCACCCGGACTTGCGCATTTACCGGCAAGGCGCTGTCCTACGCCTTGCCGTGGCTCATGCTAGGAGTCGCCGTCGGCGGCACCTTCACAGACGACCTTCGAGCGCGTCTCCGACCGGTAGTAACGACCATCGCGCTCGATGATCCCATTGGCCGTGTTGATTTCGGTCTCGACGGTCTCTGTCACCACGCGGCATGTGTCCGGCTTGTAGCCGGTGATGATGAACAACACACTGTCGACGTTGAACTCCGCGTTCAACGTGGCACCGTACCCCTGGTCTTTCGTGATCCTGACTCCAAGCTTGCCCACGATTTCCCGGAGGATTCGACTATTCCGCTGATCGGACTTTAGCCCGAGCCGAACCTCGCCGTTGTCACCGGTCCATGGGACAAACGTGTAGACACTGTCGATGTGACTCGCGCTCGGAAGCGCCTTGATGGCGCGCAGCACGCGCGCGATGACCGCACGACCCCTGCGTCCGCGCTTGGCGCGTTCGGTCATCATCTTGATGTCCGAATCGAACGCCTGGATTGCCTCCGCTACCATGTCAGGGTTACCGTTCTGATCTTTTGCGAAAATCACGCCTCGCCTCCCTCATCCTGCCACGGGTTCACTTCACTGAACGCGCTCGGATCATCAACGTCATCAGCACGAGCGCGATCCACGCTGCCCCGATACCGATTGATCTGATCAGCATCTCTCCCGCGCATGTCACCCACCGTCACCCCCTCTTGCCCGGGATTGAGACCGGGCCTCCGCATTAACACGGCGAGGGGACCGGATCCTCTGCCCGGAATATCCTCGCCGTGCCTCTCTGCGTTGGCCGCTAGCCTGCAGCCTAGCCGACCATCGCGAGCGCCGTGTCTAGCGCACGCGTCTTGACTTCCGCGTAGGTGCCGAACAGCGCCGACTCTTGCCGTGCCGCAGACACCTTGCCGGTGCTCAGCACCGGATAGACGTGATCCACGTACTCTGTGACGGCATTGTAGGCGCCCCAGAGCGTGCCGCGCGCCATGTCAGCACCGCGACCGTGGTTCGCCAGTCCGATTACCTCGTCGGTGAGAGTTTCCCACTTCTCGTACCGCATGAGGGCGGCCTCGATGGCCGTCAAGTCCGACGTGCCGGTGGGCACTTCAGGTTCGGGGAACACGTTGTGGATGTACTCCGCGACGTGTCCAGACGTGATTCGGTACTGCGCCATCGCCTGGTAAGCGTCGCGCGTCCGCTCGGCTTGCGTCATGACCAGTCCGAGAGCTTCCCGGGCGCTACTGAGATTCACGGTTGGGTTGCCGTAGTGGCGGATGTAGATATCCGCCGACCGCGACCATTTCCCCTTGCCGAACCCTGCCGCTGCCAGCGTGTTCTGGCACACGACACGGACCGGAGTCAGCTTGCCGGCGATTCCGTGCTTGCCGTCATGGCCCCAGGCGAGTAGGAAGTACGGTTTGACCATATCGCCTTTGATGACTTCGAACTCTCCGGGGAGTTTGGCGAGAAGCCAAAGCTTGCTCCCGTTGCCGAGCGCGCCAGCCACTTCGAAGCATGCCCCCTCGTTCATCAGAGCTTGCCCGAGATCACCGACTTGCGCGTTTTGAACGATTTGGTAGCGCTTGGACGCGACGCCGAACACAGTGTCGTCACCGTCTCGGACGATCGCGACGTGATCGGGAACGTCCTGCAGCCTGTTGGGGACCGTACCGTGGAACATCGGCCGCGTGCTGACCGTCCAATCGAGCCCGGCTGCGACGAGAATCGATTCGGCCGTCTGCAGACCGTCGACGCGCGTGCCGAGACCGTGCCACGGCTGTTCGCCCGTGTACGCCATTTGTGCCTTGCCGTTTCGCTCACTGATGTTATGCGCCATGGTGCGTTGCCTTCCTGGGGTTAGGTGTTTGACTGTCGAAGCATCGTGGAGAGCAGTTCGTCAACCTCGCGCTCGACTTCGATCCGAGTGATACGCTCCCGGATCCTATCCCGCCTTGCCGCGGCCTCCCGGTCAAACCGTGTCCGCCAGCCTCGCAGGAACATCATCAAGACTCACCTCCTCCCCTCGCCCGGACTTTGGACCGGGCCTGTGACTTAACGAAGCCCCGAGGGGCTTCGCCCATCGTCTAGTTCAACCCTACTCTAAACCCAACAGTTTCCTCGCCTCTGCATCGATCCGCGCTTCTGCAGCGTCACGCCGTGCCTCTGGCGTAAGGTCGTGTTCGCAGCCGGAACGGCAACCGTCCGCGCACGGGTCGCTGGGGATCTCGATCCGGCTGAGGTGGCGCCCGGCGAGCTCGTAGGCGTTGCAGCATGACCGGCTCACGGTGCGCATGCGGTCCGGATGACCACAGCGCTGGATGATGCCGTTGATGGTCCAAACCTGTAGGGAATAGTTGAACCGGCGGACGGCGCGGTCGGTGCTACGGGGGCTCATCGCGAGCCCCCTGTCAGCGCCAACAGCGCCGGTACGGCGACAGCCACGGCGACGACGAATCCGATCATCAACTTGATGCTCAAGACCAGCCCGCTCACTTCGAAGACTACGCTTTCCATTTCTGTCCCTCCACGGGAATTTCGGCCCTTGCTCCGGGCCATCGTCAAGGGCGCGGCAACACCGCGCCGATTCCCTCGCTTCGCTTCCGCCGGGGACTGCTACGATCTGGCCATGCGTTCGCCGTGGTTCGCTTCCCCGTTCGCGCTTGCCATCGAACTTTCAGTCACCGCTGCGCGATTCCCGGTGCCTTGCTGCGCCCAGGATAGTGCATTCTGGATGCCAGGGTGCTATCTGCCCGCCAACGTTGCATTCGCCTTATGGCACGATCATTGAGATATGGCAAGATACCTGACAGGGGTGTGAAACGGGCTGACACATTCTGCCATTTTCGCGTGCTACCTGGTAGACACCTTGCGCCCTGCCATGTGCGTCTGGTACGCTCAGTGCCATGAATGCACTGGATTCGAGCACCGAACCGAACGCGCCCGGTGCGCTGGCTGCCGCGAGCGGCTCGGACGCGAGCACCGTCTGCCCGTGCCAGCACGCGCCGCTGCCAGCACGCCTGGAGCCGATCTACACTCTCGCGGAGGCTGCAGACCTATGCCGGATGACACCGGACGCCCTGAAGCGATTCCTGATTCGGTACCAGTTCCCGAGTCGCCTGCTACTGATCGGGCGCCGGAAGCGTCGCCTACGTTTCCTGACCCAGAGCGAAGTGACGCGCATCCGGGGCATGCGCTCGCCACGATCCCGCGCCCTGGCGTGGCAGAACCTCGGAGCGTAGTAGAGAGAACAAGGGCAGCGAGGGCAGCGAGGGCAGCACAACGTGCTGCGTTGGGTCCGGTTGCACGGGACAGCGAGGAGCGTCAGGTAGCGAATTCCGTGGCCTCCGCACGCGATCGCATGCTCGCGGAAGCAGGCCTAAACATTGACGTTATTCGTGCTGCGCTGGATCGCCTACAGCGCCTGGTAGCGGACCCGGACCCGGACGTGGCAGTGAGCGCGTGCAAGGCGTTGCTGGCTGCACTACCGAGGGAGGATAGCAGGCGTGCTGCGCCGACGGGGCCGACCGTCGTCAAGCTAGTGCTGCCGGACTGGATGCGTCGACGGGAGGGCGGGGGGTAGCATCGTGCGCCACGGTGGGGCATGGTGGGGCGCGGCAGCCTCAGCGCTGGCGTGTTGGGGGTCAGGCTGGGCGGTGAGGGCGGGGGGAGGGCGGGGGGCTGCAAAAATCGGGCCAGCAGAACGTAGGTCCGAACCCACTCACCTAGCCACTGACATCTCGTTACGGAGGACCCTAATGAATACGCGGGCTTACGTGGTGGCGCTGCTCCTGAGCCTCTTCCCTATCGAGCTACCAGATGGATCATCGTGCGAGCTTGGGCCGTGGCCGGTCCCGACCGTGCGCTGTGCGTGGTTACTCCCAGGAGTAGATGAAACCAGCCAGGTACTCGCCCGTGACGTACCCGTAGACAGGGAGGCGCTCGCGTAGCACCTCTGCCGTAGGCGTAGGTGCAGAGAGTGCGGCACTGAGGACGAGAAGCAGTGAGGGGACGACCCACCCGAGCCCGCCCGACCGACTCACCGATCCTCCGCGGTCGGGACTGCCGTGACGCAGACGAGGTAGGTAGGGTCAGGCGGGATGAAGTCAGGCGTCCCGGGCGCGGCGGTGGCTCTACAGGTCTCGGCTGCCCCGAGGAGGCTCTCTTTCGGGTAGTCGGGAGGGACAGGGACTCGACCGTACAGCTTGGAGTTCTGATGACGGAAGCAGCGATCGATCATCGATCCAGCGTCCATTGGACAAGCCTCCAGCGTGACGGGTGTAGGAGCGGGCTGGCTGCTCCCTAGGCGCCTTCAGACTATTAGACACCTCAGGCGGGGAGAAAATTCCCCTGTATACAGTATAGGTATAGTGGTATAGGTATGGGTATACGTATGACGGTCATACGTTATAGGTATACTTCTCCATTGGCCCAAGCGTGCCAATTTGGCACAGGTCTGAGGTGTCTAATGGGGTGAACCGGGGCCTCGGCCCCACCCACAACCAACGGAGGAACACAGATGAAGCTCTGGACGAAGATCGTCGCAACCCTGGGTCTGCTGGCCGTCCTGGCCGCCCCTGCCATCGCAACCTGGACCCTACCGGTCCCCTACCATCCGGACCAGGCCACGGGGGACCTGCTCGCCCTGTCCGTCTCGGGTGGCAAGACCGAGCTGCTCTCGGTCCCGGCCGTCGCCGCGGGCCGGGTCCTCATCAGCGCCGGTACCGGCACCGCTCCGGCCTGGTCGGCCACGGCGGCCGTGAACGGCGTCACCCCGGCAGGCGGAACGCTCACCGTGACCGGCGTCCTGGCCCAGGTCGGTAACGCGACCGTCACGGGTACCTTCGGGACCACAGGAAACACGAGCATCGGTGATGCCAACGCGGATGCTCATGCCTCGCTTGGAAGCTGGACCGGGTTCCGCCCCCTCGCTCTGGTTCACACCTCGGGCAATCTGACGCTGACGAACGCTCACTGTGGTCGGACTATCATCGACAACGCCACTTCGGCAGCCCAGACCTTCACGCTACCGGCGGTTGCTGACGTGCCTGGGTGCCAAATCAAGTTCATTGCGGGTCACGCGGACGGAGAGATCCTCATCAACATGGCTGCTTCGGGTACCTGTGTCATCACGACCTTCGCGGCCGTGGGTGCGGACGCGGACACCGCCATCGTGACGGACGCCTCTTGTGATACTGGGCTCAAGAACACGGCGGCCACGAACGCCATCGGCGACTCCCTGACTCTAGTCAGCGACGGCACCCGTTGGCTGGGTGTGGGTATCACCAGCGGCATCTGGACCTCTCAGTAGGCCATGGCCGACCGTCCGGAGGTCCGCTTCCCGGACCTCACCCTCCTGGCAGAGATCCAACGCGCTCTCCAGGTCCAGGCTCGGCTCCTCGGGTTGCTGACCTCTCGGCTGCCCGAGGAGCTGACCCAGGACGAGGCGCTCCGTGTTACGATGGAGCCGCAAGAGGACCAGGGCCGACGGCTCCTGGAGTCGATCGACCGAAAACTCGGGACGCTGATCGAGCTGGTCAGCGGGCTTCGGTGAGGAGCAAGGGATGATCGCAGAGGGTTTGTACCAAGGTGTTCAGAAGGGACTCACGGCCACACGAGACGGCAACCTCGTCGTCACCCCTGCTCTCGGCGGATACGAGGCCGCGGTAGGCGGGCGGCTCTTCGGGGTCTCCATGCAGGCTGGGGCCACCACGCAGGCAGGCTACTCGGCCACCACGGTCTTCGCGCTGGCAAACCCGCCGGGCAGTGACGTGAACTTGGTCATCCACTGGGCAGGCTACGCGACGCTCGTCGCTTGGGCCGCTGCGGCCATCGTCGGCCTCGGTCTCAGCACGAACGTCGTAGCAGCGGCCGTCTCGGGCACCGATGCGGTCGTCCGTGCCCTCGGGCTCGGCATCTCGGTCGCCGCACGCGGGCGGGCCTACACGGCCGCGACGCTTCCCGCCACCCCGGTGGTCGGGCCGCTCCTTGGCGTCGGTCTCACGGGCGCGATCACCACGGTCCCGAACACCCCGATCTACGGCCGGTACTTCCGCCCCGGCGAGCTGGTCCTGCTCCCCGGAACGGCTGTCAGCATCCAGACGTCGACTGCCTCCGGCTCCAGCGGCCTGATCGCTGAGATTATCTGGGAAGAGGTCACCCGATGACCGCGGTGACCTACGGGCAGGGCAAGCCGTGGCTCGGGCCGCTCGCCACGAAGGACCGTGATCGCTGGGACGAGATCTTCGGGCCGCGGAAGCCGCTAGACCAGAAGGTCGCTCCGAGTCCCGTGGAAGACGACAAGGAGCGGTGAGAGGTGGCTTCGGGTAACACGCTCCTAATCCTGCATCCCTTCGCCGCGAGCCTCGTCTCGACGGCGGCGAACTTCCCTCAGTTCCACACGATCGGGGGCGCCAACGGGACGTCGGCCGAGGTCATCCCTGTGCTCGCCTTCGACGGCGCGGGTGCAGACGAGACCTGCGACTGGTACTGCGTGCTCCCGCGCAACTACGCGGGTGGCGGGCTGACGTGTACGTTCTACTGGTCCTCTTCGAGCACCGACGGCGACGTCGTGTGGCAGGCCGCGATCCGACGCGTGAACGACCAGGGCGAGGATCTCGATACCACCGACCACGCCTACGCCTACAACCTGGCGGCGGCGACGACGGTTCCCGCCACGCAGGGGCATGTGGACTATGTGCCGATCACGTTCACCGACGGCGCCGACATGGATTCCCTAGCGGCGGGCGAGTACTTTATCTTCCGTGTGATGCGCGACTCGGGGGACGCAGGGGACACCGAGGCGACGGATGCCTACTTGCACATGATCGAGATCAGGGAGACGTAATTGGCCCGCGACTTCGAGAACGGAGACGCAGACGAACTGACGCATGCGTCCGTGTACGACCCATCGGCGGGCGGTGCGATCTCGGTGGCGGCTTGGATCAACCCCGAGACGCTGTCGACGGCGACGCCGATGTACCTGTTCAACATCCAGGACACCGTTAACCTTACGGGGTTCGCGTACATCTTCTCGTTCTCCCAGGTAAACAACGGCGGTAATTCGATGCGACGTGTCAACACACTGTCCGGGATATACCTCGGTCGAGACTCGGCTGCTGCAACGTTCTCTACGGGTACTTGGGCGCACGTTTGTTACACGGACGACGGCACGACTTCCGACGTCACCACGGCGATGCATATTTACAAAGATGGTGTCGAGGTCTCGTACGCCGTTAATACGAGCGTCACGGGTACCGAAACGACGATGGGCGGCACGAATGTGATCGGCGGGCGCACCACGGACACACTCCGTGGCTGGGACGGACTGATGGGCGAGTTCGCCGTGTGGAACCGCGCGCTCACGACGACCGAGGTGACGATGCTCGGTGCGGCCAAGGTAGTGCCCCTGTGTATTCCACGCGGTCTCATCTTCTACCTGCCGATGATCGGCCCGCCGGACTACTTACGCGACACGCGAAACGGCACGCTGTGGAACGAGACCAACGCCACCGCAGCGGCAGCTCACCCGCGTGTTTATCGTCCTGCAACTTGGTACGCGATGCAGTATGGCGCAGCAGCGGCGGCGTCGGGGCAGCCCTACAGCAAGCGGCTCGGCGGCATCCCATTCATGGGCCGTGGCGCCCCGCAGTCTAACCTCGGTATCCGGAGGTACTGATGGCCTCGACTGACGCGAAGGCGATCCCAGTAAAGAACGCTGCCTATCGGATCACGTTCCCGATCTTCGACGCGGACGGTGATCTGGTGTCGGGTGCAGCCTCGCTCGACTCCGAGGTCAGCAAGGACGCGGGCAACTTCGCGGACTGTTCGAGCGAGGCCACCGAGATTCAGAGCACGGGAATCTACTACCTCGATCTCACCTCCGACGAGATGAATGCCGACACCGTGGTCGTCCAGACGAAGACCTCGACGACTGGCGCGAAGACGGCCGTGAACGTTCTTTACACCGCCGCGCGATCGATCAACGATCTAGCCTATCCGACGGTCTCCGGTCGCTCGCTCGACGTCAGCGCAGGCGGTGAGGCGGGTGTGGATTGGGCGAATGTCGGCTCCCCGACCACGACAGTCGGGCTCTCCGGGACGACCGTGAAGACGGCGACCGACGTGGAGACGGACACCGCGGACATCCAGTCCCGGCTCCCCGCGGCCCTCGTGTCCGGTCGCATCGACGCTTCGGTGGGTGCGATGGCCGCCAACACGGTCACCGCTACCGCCATTGCGAACGGAGCTATCGACGCTGCAACGTTCGCGGCTGGAGCGATTGACGCGGCTGCCATCGCAGACGGTGCGATTGATGCAGCCACGTTCGCGGCAGGCGCCATCGACTCCGCGGCCGTCGCGGATGGGGCCATCGACGCGGCGACCCTCGCCACGGGCACGATCACGGCAGCGAAGTTCGCAGCCGGGGCGATCGACGCTGCGGCCATCGCAACAGCAGCCATCGACGCGGATGCCATCGCGGCGAACGCGATCGGGGCTTCGGAGTTGAACTCCGACGTCATCACTGACATCTGGCAGGGCACGGCGCTGACTGAGTCCTATGCGGCCGATGGGGCGGCGGCGACTCCCGCCCAGCTCCTGTACCTCATCCTGGCGCTGTTGAGTGAGTTCTCCATCAGCACCACAACGCTGACCGCGAAGAAGCTGGACGGCAGCACGACTGCCGCGACCTTCACGCTCGATGACGCAACGAACCCGACCAGCATCACGAGGGCGACATGAGGAAGCAGACGATCCGATTCGCGTTGTGGCTCGCACGCCTGGCGGGTTGGGTCCCACCACAGGGCCTCCCCTTCGACGTCCCTGCCCCGCTGGAGGCCCGAGCGCGTGTGCTCGTGGCGGAGCAGACCGAGCGCTACGCGGGGCTGTCCGAGTACAAGTGGAGCGTTAGTGGAGAGTCTCGTCGACACCAGGTCTACGCGCGGCTCGTGAAGGAATTCCCCGACGTCCGGCGCCGGGTGATCTCGCTCGCGATCGAGCTATCTCTTGGCGATTAAGCACGTCGTCACGCGCGGGTATATCGGCTCCGGCTCAGGGGTCTACTTCATCCCCCGCCACGGGTACAGCGCGGGTGCGCCTACCGGGAACCTGCTCAGCCGAGCGACTGGACGTCGAAGGCGTCGATACAGCTCTTGGCCCGTGGTACTCTACATCATCCAGGAGGTAGTTCGATGGCAACTGTGACCGGCACCTACGACAATCCCGATGCGTCCCCCGAAGCGACGCGGACGTTCACGATCACATGGTCCGGGGTCGTCACGGGCGATACGTGTGTGGACATGCCGTGCCCCGGGGTGCTCGACACGATCCACGTCTTCGGGACGTTCAACGGTGGGACGACCGTGACGCTCCAAGGCTCGAACCAGGAAGGAACGCCGACGTCTCGGATCGCGCTCAATGACATCGACGGGAACCCGATCTCTTTCACCGCGGCCGGGATGAAGGTCGTGAAGGAGAATCCAGTCAAGGTCCGGCCCGTGGTCGCCTCGGGCTCCTCGGACGCCATCACGATCATCGTCCGCTGCCGGATCTAGCATGGCTGTCGGTGACCCAGTCCTCGCGGGCACGCCCGCTGTCTCAGCGTCTACCTCGGCGGAGACGTCTCGTACCTGGGCGTTCACGCACCCGGGTGGCGACCGACCCGCTGTGTTCGCCGCGATCGTCCTCCGCACGCCGAACTCGAACGAGGTGGTCAGCGGGGTGACGTTCGACTCAGCGGCTCTGACGAAGGTCGCTGACGTTGTGGTCACCGGCCAGGAGGACCAGTTCCGCGTCTACATCTACGTCCTCGTCAACCCGACTACCGGGGCGGAGAAGAACTTCATCGCGTCCTTCACGTCTGGCCGTGCTGCGTGCGTAGGCTGGGGCATGACGGACGTGGACCAGACGACTCCCACCGAGACCACCGCCCTCTCGTCGACCAGCGCGACGGCCAAGACGATCACGGGCACCGTCTCCACGGGCTACTCCCGTGCCATCGCGGTGCTCGGGAAGCGGAACAGCGCCACAGACCCGGCCAGCTCTGGCCTCGCTCAGTCAGCCATCGGCGCCACGGAAATCAATTCGGGCACCGCGAACACCGATGCCCAGATCGACGCGGACATTCTGACCGTGATCGAGAACGACGACGACAGCACGTCCGAGTCGTCGAGCGCAACCTGGCAATGGACGGCGGATGCCTCGAACCGCTTCGCTATCGCCGTGATCCTCCCGCTGGTGACGCCGAACGTGGCCCAGGGTGCCGCTGCTGCCGTCTCGCACGATTCCTCGCCGTTCGGCATCATCGCAATGGGGAAGGAAGACGTCGCGATCGGCGCGAACTACCTGAGCGACGCTTCGATCCACGGCGTCTCGCTCCGGACGACTTGGGCAACCGTGCAGCCGACGAGCGCGGCGCCCAGTTTCACGGCTCTGATCGCGGAGCTGGACCGCCTCGCGTCGGCCGGGAAGTTCGGGACCGTTCGGATCGTGACGAACATCGGCCGGGCCACGACCAAGGTCGCTTCCTGGGCGCAGTCGGGCGTCGCGACCTTCCCGCGCCTGGCGGGTGATAACATCCTGGTGTTCTGGGACACGACGTACCTGGAGCGCAAGAAGCAGCTCTTCGCTGCTGCCGCGACGGCCTTCGGCTCGCACGCGGCTCTCCGGGGTATCAGTGTCTCCTTCGTCTCGGCCAACACGGACGACTGGAACATCCCGTACGACAACGTGACGGCCTACGGGTCCCCGTCGCTCACCGAGCATGCACGCTGGCTCTCGGCCACCTACGGGTACACGGCCCAGCGGGTGATCGACCTCGGGAAGGAATGGATCACCCACGTCGGGGCACACTTCCCGGCCAACGTCGCGCTGATGCTCTCTATCGCTGGCTCGGGGACGATGGACGGGGTCTCGACCTACATCGCCCGCGAGGTCGCTGACTGGGGGTACAAAGCCTTCCCGCGGCGCTTTATGATCCAGCGGAACGCACTGTCGGCCACCTCGCCGGACTCCGGGGCAGCGGGTGGGAACGACCAGTTCCAGCTCATCGACGACTACAAGAAGTACGGGATCGGGTTCCAGACCCTGTGGCGCGTGACGAACCCGGACCAGGGTGCCGTCGCGAACCAGTACAGGATGAACAGCGGGACGCCGTGGACTACGCCCGACGATGACGATGCGATCCTTCTCGACGCGGTGAACTCGGCGCTCACCTACTCGCCGCGCTTCGTCGAGTTCTACAGGATGGATCTCTCGAACACCACGGTCCGTGCTGCGTGGGAAGCGAAGCTGAATGCCTACACGGACTACATCCAGGACGTCTTCGGCCTCGCGCCCGGTCGGCCTGCCATCCAGGGGCTCACGAACTCAGTGACGACCACGAACGCGACGTCCTACACGTCGGCTTCTGTTACTTTCCCCGCTGGCAGCCTCGCGTACGCCTTCATCCAGGCCAGCCACGGTACCGCGGCCGAGATCCCGACTACCGTCACGACCGCCGGTCTGACGTGGACTCGGCACTCCACGATCATCACGGTTGCGGGTGGGGCACGGGTGACGCTCTACACGGCGCGCGTAGGCGCAGCAGCGGTGACCGGGACCGTCGCGTTTGGGTTCGGCTCCACGACCCACACCGGGGCCGCGTGGCAGATCGGCTACATCCGGAACACGCGAGGACTCGGCTCAGCCGTCGCGGCGACCCAGACGAGTCAGACGTCGGTGCACGCGAGCGATGTGATCCCCACGTTCCTCGATTCGGTTCGCTCACACACTCTCGGCTTCCTCTGCATCGCCGGGGCCGCAGTTACGATCGTCGAGGACGGGGCCTGGTCGCGGCTTCTTACACCGAGCACCCATGCCTCGCCCGACCGTTCCTTCGTCTCCAGCGCCCGAGCTGGGGCGGACACGACGTGGGGCGTCTCGTGGACGGGTGCGAGCACCTACCTCTACATCGCCGTCGAGGTACTCGGAATGATCGACCCGCAGCAGCGGAGGGACCGCCGGTGAGCCAGCTCGAGCTGTCCCTACCGTTCAACTACACGCCCCGCGACTACCAGCGGCCCTCGTGGCGTGCGTATCAGGACGGGTGCAAGCGGTTCGCCGCGGTCTGGCATCGCCGCGCGGGGAAGGATAAGAACTTCCTCAACCTCGCCATCATGGCGATGACTCAGCGCGTGGGGACGTACTACTACTTCGTCCCGACGTACAACCAGGGGAAGAAGATCCTCTGGGACGGGATGGGTGGGGACGGCTTCCGCTTCATGCACCACTTCCCCGGCTTCGACCGGCCCGGCACGGGGCTCGTGAAGGCCAAGGACGAGACCGACATGCAGGTCACCCTCATCAACGGGTCGATCTTCCAGATCGTCGGGACCGACAAGATGGCCCGCGTGGTGGGGACGAACCCAGTCGGGTGTCTCTACAGCGAGTTCGCCCTCCAGAAGAAGGACGCCTGGGACTTCGCGCGTCCGATCCTGATGGAGAACGGCGGCTGGGCCATGTTCGTCTCGACGCCCCGGGGGAAGAATCACTTCTACGACCTCTGGCAGGGAGCGAAGGCAGACCAGTCCTGGTACACGTCCCTGCTCACGGTCCGGGACACGAAGCGCCCGGACGGCTCGCCTGTCATCTCCGAGGAAGACATCGAGGCCGAGCGGAAGGCTGGGATGGAGGAAGAGCTGGTCCAGCAGGAGTTCTACTGCTCCTTCACCGGCTCCGTCCAGGGCGCCTTCTACACCGCCCAGCTCGCGAAGGCTGACGCGGAGCGTCGCCTCGGGCACTTCCCGTACGACCCCCAGTTCCCAGTCCAGACCTGGTGGGACCTCGGCATCGACGACAAGATGGCCATTGTCTACGTCCAATACATCGGCCACGAGATCCGCTTCATCGACTACATGGAGCACCGGGGTGAGGGTTTCCCCTGGTATATCGCGGAGATGCAGCGCCGCGGGTACGCCTACGCGGACATCCACGTCGGCCCCCACGACCTGCGCGTCAAGGAATACAGCGACAAGCGCCGCGTCGAGACCGCTGCCCAGCTCGGCCTGAACTTCCACGTCAGCCCGAAGATCGACCTGATCGACGGCGTCCAGCAGGTCCGGGAGAAGTTCCACCGCTTCACGTTCAACACCAAGGGTTGCCCCCCGGGCCAAGGCGTCAATCGCCTAGTAGATTGCCTGGCGAACTACAAGCGGAAGCTGGACGAAGAGCTTCAGATGTATAAGCGTGAACCGGAGCACAGCCAGTACAGCCACGGGGCTGACGCGGTCCGCAACGGCATCCTGGGCTTCGTCGACGCTGGGTACACGCGCATCACAGGCGCTCGGCAGGAATTTGCCGACGCAGACTTCGACCCGTTCACGTATCATGAACGCAACAGCGGCCTGAACAGTGAGGCCGAGGTTGACTTCGACCCCTGGAGGAACTGACATGGGAGGCCCGCCGAAACCCACTCGCCCGACTCCGCAAGCCCCGGCCGTCGAGAAGGAAGCCGCGAAGTCGACCCTAGAGACCCGCCGTCGCCAGGGTGCTTCCTCAACCGTGATCGCGGGCCAGTTCGAGAACCCGACGGACAAGCTCGGGGTCGCCTGATGCTCGACGCACAGGCGTTTGCCAAGCTGGTGAACCGCGACCAGCGGCTTCGGGAGCGCATGCATCCGTGGCGCCCGATCTGGCAGGACCTTGCCGACTTCATGATCCCGCGCAAGGCCCAGGTCCAGTACAAGACCCTCTGGGGACCTCGCCGCCAGACCGAGCGCATGCGGGACGAGACTGCCGTCGACGCGGCCCAGAAGCTGGCGGCGACCATGCAGGGGTCGCTCACGAGCCCTTCCATGAAGTGGTTCAGCCTGGTGATGAAGGACCAGCTCCTCCGGAATCAAGTCACCCTCCAGGACTGGCTGGAAGTAGTGACGAAGTCGATCTACGACGCGCTCCAGGACTCGAACTTCAACGAGGAGATCCAGGAGCTGTACTTCGACCTCGGTGTGTTCGGTGTCGGCGCGATGTTCATGGAAGAGACCGACGCTACCGCGCGCGAGTGGTCTGGCTTCCGGTTCGAGACCCTCCAGATCGGGGACTACGCGATCGACGAGGACGCACACGGGAACGTGAACGTCCTGCACCGCGAGTTCTGGACGTCGAACTCCTCGATCGTCGAGCGGTGGGACAGGCTGGTCACCGACACCCCGAGCCGGGCCTGGGAGTCGTTCAAGGTCAAGGCCGACAAGGACCCCTACGGCCTGACCGGCGTGACGCACGCGGTAGCCCCGCGGCCCGGCGTCCCGAAGACCGAGAGGCGGCGGGTCGGGCGGCTCAAGCCCTTCTCGTCCGTCTACTGGCTCTCTGATCTCAAGGTTCAGTTGGAAGAGGGCGGCTTCGACTGGTTCCCCTTCCTCGTCCCGCGCTGGTCGAAGAACGGGTCCGAGGTCTATGGCCGTGGCCCCGGCATCACGGCGCTACCCCCCACCCTGACGCTCAACGCCGCGATCGAGCTGGACATGAAGTCCTGGGCAAAGGACCTCGACCCGCCGATGAAGGTCCGGGACCGAGGTGTCGTCTCCCGCGTCCGGACCAGCCCGGCGGCCATGAACGTCGTCCGCGACATGGACTCCATCGCCCCGCTGTTCGACAAGGCCCGGATCGCGTCGTACCAGCCGACCCAGATCCGCGCCGAGCGCTACGAGCGGAAGATCCGAGAGATCTTCTTCTACGACCAGATCCAGCTCCCCGGCGGCGGTGCGGGCGACTCGGCCCAGAACACCTACATGAGCGCGACTGAGGTCGAGCGACGCTGGCAGCTCATGCAGCGCTTGCTCGGCCCGACCCTGGGGCGACTGAAGACCGAACTCCACCGGCCGCTGATCGAGAACGCCTTCCGCCTCATGGCCCGGCGGCGCATGCTGACCGAGGCCCCAGCAGAGCTGGTCGAGCTGAGCCGCAAGAGCCAGCAGATGCCCGAGACGATGGTGATGTACGAGGGGCCGTTGGAGCGGGCGCAGCGCGCGTCTGCCCTGGAGGGCATCGGTCGGGCCTGGGCCATGACCGCACCGCTGATCGAGGCCGAGGGCAAGGCGCCTCAGTCAGAGGTCATGGACCGGATCGTCCTGGACGAAGTCGTGAAGGGCATCTGGGAAGCCGCCGGCACGCCCAGCAAGATGATCCGCTCGGACGGCGAGGTCGCCGACAAGCGGGAAGCGCGTGCTCAGGCCCAGCAGCAGGAAGCCGAGCGCGTGCGCCAGATGGAGACGGCCGAGGCTGCGGGCAAGGCTGCCCCGGCCGCGGGCGCGGTGCGCGAACTACAGGCAGCGGGGATGATCCAACCCCCGCAGGAGGCAGGACCCAGTGGCGAGGCGTAAGGACCCCGACGCGCAGCTCGTGGCGGACTACAAGTTCGTGTTCAACTCAAAGGAAGGTCAGCGCGTGCTCGCTGACTTTCGGGAGTGGGCAGGCCGCAACCCGTTTGACATCAACGCGATGGTCATGTCGTTCAACTGCGGCAAGGCCGGTATGGTTGAAATGATCGACAAGTTCCTGGAGGCCGAGTAATGCCAGCTACGACGGTCGTCGCACAGAACGCAGCTCCCCCGGCAGCTCCCACGCCCGATCCGACCCCCGCTCCGGTACCCGCCCCGGGGGCTGCTCCGGCTCCAGGCGCTGCCCCGGCTACCCCGCCCGTAACTCCCCCCGCGCCCGCGAGCGGTGAGACGGGCATCCTCCCGGCCTGGCACCACGGGCTCGGGGCCGAAGAGATCCGGGGCCTGGAGAAGTTCAAGACCGCCCACGACGCAGGCAAGGCATACCTTGCCCTGGAGAAGAAGCTGGGCAACTCGGTGAACATCCCGGCCGCCGACGCCAAGCCCGAGGAGCGGCGCGCGTTCCTCTCCAAGCTGGGCGTGCCCGAGAAGGCCGAGGGGTACGAGCTGAAGACCCCGTCCGAGGAAGACGGCTGGTCGAAGACCGTAGAGGCCGAGGCCCGGGCGAAGTTCCTGGAGGCTGGCCTGACGCCCGCTCAGGCCCAGAACATGATCGACCTCCACGTCGGCCTGATGCAGAAGGAAGGCGAGTCGCTCGCCAAGGGCGCGATGACGACCGTGGACACGCTGAAGAAGGACTGGGGTGCCGGGTACGAGCGCAACATGGGCCACTTCCGTGTCGCCCTGACCGAGTACTTCGACGCCGAGACCATCCAGTGGCTGGGCTCGACGCCTGCCGGGAACCACGTCGGCTTCATCAAGGCCCTCGCCGCGCTCGGGGCCGACCTGTCGGACGCCGGGTTCGTCCGGGCTGACGTGGGCGTTCAGGGCGGGGCACAGGTCCAGGCCCAGATCGACGCCATCAGGAAGGACAAGACGCACCCGTTCCACATCAAGGGCCACCCGCAGCACGATGCTGCGGTCCAGGAAGTCTTCCGCCTGGAGCAGGCTGCCGTACCCCTGCGCGAGAGGGGTTGACACTCCCACCAGTCCACGGTACCATCGGCCTGTGGGTAAGCGGTGCAACGCCGCTCCACAGGCCGCTGGTGCCAGCCAGCCGCAGAGCCCGCGTAGTGGCAAGGTAGGGTCCGGTGTCGGGCAACCCGCCGTCACGGCTGCAACGCAGTGACAGGGAGTACGTCAATGTCCGACACCATCACACAAGCCAGAGTCAGGGCCTACACGGCCAACGTCATCATGCTTGCGCAGCAGAAGGGCTCGCGGCTGCGCGACAAGGTCCGCTTCGAGAACGTCCAGGCGGAACAGTACTTCTTCGAGCGGCTCGCGAAGACCGCGGCCGTGAAGAAGACCGTCCGGCACGGCGACACGCCGCTGGTGAACAGCCAGCACAGCAGGCGCCGGGTCACGATGGAAGACTACGAGTGGGCGGATCTGATCGACAAGGAAGACAAGATCCGCATGCTCATCGACCCGACCTCGGAGTACGCGACCAACGCTGTCTGGGCGATCGGTCGTGCGATCGACGACGAGGTCCTCACCGAGATGATCGGGACGGCCTACACCGGCGTGGACGGTACGACCACGTCGTCCTTCCCCTCGGGCCAGAAGGTCGCCGTCGCCGCGACTGGCCTGACGCTCGCGAAGCTGCTCTCGGCGAAGGAAGTCCTCGACGGGAACGACGTCGACCCGGACGAGCCCCGGTACATCGTGTGCCGTCCGAAGGACATCACCACTCTGCTCAACACCACTGAGGTAAAGAGCGCGGACTACAACACCGTGAAGGCTCTGGTCCAGGGCAAGGTCGACACTTTCGTCGGCTTCATGTTCACGGTCAGCAACCGAGTCATCACCGCGACGGACGGGTCGTCCAAGGCCGTCATGGCCTGGCTGCGTGACGCTGCGGGCCTGGCGATGGGCTCGGAGATCAAGACCCAGATCGATGTGCTGCCTGGGAAGAGCTACGCGACTCAGGTCTACGCCTCGGCTTCGTTCGGCGCCACCCGGATCGAGGACGAAAAAATTGTAGAGATTTCGGTCTCGGCGTAAGGGAGGAGAGACACATGGCAGCCACGACTTTCACCGTCAACATCGGATACGACCAGCAAGTCGCTCTGGTCCAGGAGAAGATGTCCCCACAGCACCTCTCCGCGCTACGGGTGGCATTCTGGAAAGCGACGGCAGATGGCGCGGGTACGGTCGCCGCTCGGGCGGTCGTCACGCTCCCGGCAGGCTCTCTCGTCATCCTGCCGCAGTTCTGTGGAGCGTACATCGCGGACACCGACGCCAGTGCCACGTTCAGCATGGGGTACGCGGCGCACGTCGACGAGGCGGGCACCACGGTCAATGCTGACATCGACGCCTTCATCAAGGACGTCGTCGTCGGTGCCGGACCGACGGCAATCAACGGCTTCGCGTCTCTGACCGGCACCACGATCATTTCGCAGCCGGGCACGCCCATCACGGACGTGACGGCTCCGATTCTGCTCAACTCTCAGTCGGGTATCAACGTCACCATCACGGTTGCGGTGGCGGATGCCAACGCAGGCGACGTCTTCTTCGGCTGGATCGGCTTCCTCGGCGGCACTCCGAACTAACCCCCAACAGTGGTGGGGGGTGAAAGCCCCCTACCACTCCTTCCTTCATGGCGACTGTCTACTACGCCTTCGACGCAGGCACCGGGGATGCCTCCCTTGTGCGTGCCGCTTCGTTCGCCAACTCCGAGGCTCGGGAAGCTGCCTTTCGCGCTGTGCTCGGTGCGCAGGTTTCGTCTACCGAATCGTTCGAGAGCATCACGATCGGTACGCTCACCCCGATCGCGCTGAACTTTGGAGCCTTCGGGACCGCGACCCTCAATGGGATCGGCTTCGTTGATGGATTCGCAGGCGGCGCGACGAACTTGGTGGGGCGCTACGCGCACGCAGTCTCAGGCGGACGGTACTTCGATACAGCGTCGCTGTTCTCGATCACCTTCTCCCGTACCCTGACAGCGATCGGCTTCTATGCGATCGACCTCGGTGACTTCGGCGGGTCTCTGACGCTTGAGTTCAAGCGCAACGGGGCGCAGGTCGACTTCCTGACCGTGCCTCACAGCGTGGGTGGTGGCGGTGCCGCACCCGAGGGTGGGTCGATGGCCTACGTCGGGGTGACGACCACAGTCCAGTTCGACGAGGTCGTCTTCGGTAACACGTTGGGCGGGTTCGACGTCTTCGGCTTCGACGACTTCATCGTGGGCGGGGACGTCGAGCTGCCCTACGCGGACGTGCCCGCGTCCTGCGTCGGCCTCGTGCCCCAGGGTCCCAGCCAGTCGTGCGGGATCACTGTCCCGGTGGTCGCATCCACGGTATACTCCATTGTGAGCCAGTCCTACACCGGGGCCACTTCGACATGCGGGCACTCGCTGATGAACAACCCGGCGACCGGCAGCCAGTGCTGAGGAGGTCCTGATGGCGCTCCCGTCCTACACGCAGCTCTCGATCACGAACATGGCCCTCCGCCTCCTGGGCGACGACCCGATCGCCTCGGCGGGTGAGTCTACGCGGCGTGCGCAGATCGCGAACGAGTGGTTCGAGACGCTCCGGACGGCTACGCTCCAGGCGCACCCGTGGCGCGAGGCGACGAAGATCACAACCCTGTACGCCTACACCGAGCCCGCTGGTGCCCTGACGATTGGTGCGTCCGGTGTCACGGTCGGCGCCACGGGTGTCGTGTTCGACGTCGCGACTGTTACGCCCTTCACCTCGGCCATGGCAACGACGCCCGAGTACCGAATCTGGCGAGACAGTGGCCCGGGGAAGGCGACCATCACGGGTTTCACGGACACCAACACGGTGTCCTGCACGATCGACGAGGCATTCTCGTCCGACGACGTGACGCCGAACACAGTCGCCTCGGGCGCCTGGCGCCTCTACACCGGGGAGCCTGACGGCCTCACGCGTGAGTGGGGCTTCATCATCGCCCTGCCGTCCGACTCGCTCCGCGTCCGCCGGATCTCCGAGAGCCTCGGCGAGCGGTACGCGCGCGTAGGGGACAAGTTCTACTCGAACTCCGACGCGCTCCAGGTCGAGTACACCTACGACCTGGCGGTGACGAACTGGACGCCTTTGCTCGCACGCGCGATGGCCTACCATCTGGCCGCCACGATCGGGGAGCCTCTGCTGAAGAGTGCGGCCAAAGTCAAGGTCATGGCCGATATGTACAAGACGGTGCTTGATGAGGCTCGGGCCGCGACCGACCAGGAAGGCACGCCCGAGGAGTTCGAGAGCAACATTCTGCTCGACGTCCGGTACGGGGGGACTGGTGTCTCGTCCAGCCTGACGCGCGACTTCGGGGCGCTGTAATGGCCCTCCACAACATCCAGTACAATTTCGTCGGCGGCACCTTCACGCAGAAGCTGGAGGGACGCGCGGACCTGAAGAAGTACGCGACCGGGGCGTTGTGCCTCCGGAACATGGTCGTCCAGCCACAGGGCGGGGCGACTCGGCGCGCTGGCTTGCTCTGGTGCGGATGGTCGAAGGACCCGACGCGCAAGGTCCGGCTCAAGCGCTTTGAGTTCTCGAACTCGATCACCTACATGATGGAGTTCGGGCACGAGTACATCCGTTTCTGGACCAGCCGCGCACTGCTCCGGGCCGCGTCCAGCACGCCCGCCCTGACGCTGACCCTCTCGACCGCATCGGGGCCGACCGTGGCGGCGACCGCGACGACCTCGGCGCCCTACTGGACTAACACGAACACCGACCGGGGCCGGGAGATCACGGTCGGCGCAGGCGTCGCGCGCGTGCTGTCGGTCACCAGCACCACGGTCGCGGTGGTCGAGCTGCTGGTCGACTTCTCCGGGACCTCACACGGCTCGGGCGCCTGGACGGTGACCGGGACGCCGGTGGAGGTGACGACCACCTACACTGAGGCCGAGCTACCGTACCTGCGCTTCGCCCAGTCCAACGACGTCGTGTACATCGCGCACCGGGATCATGCTCCGGCCAAGCTCTCACGCGTGACGGCGACCTCGTTCACGCTCTCGGACATCGCCTTCGACCCGGCGCCCTCGTCGGAGCAGGGCATCCTGGTCGACACGTCGACGAACAACGTGACGCTCTCGGCCGCGACGGTGGGCTCGAGCCGGACGCTGACGTTCGCCTCGGGCGTGCTCCTGGCCGGGGACGTCGGGCGGACGATCAAGCACAGCGCAGGCGTCGCGAACATCACGGCCGTGGCGGGGCCGACCAGTGCGACCGTGGACATTACGACCGCGTTCTCCGGCACGTCCCTGACGACCGGGACGCTGACTATTGGTCTCTCACCCACGAGCGCGCTCGTCTTCGGCTTGTCGAAAGACCAGGAAGGCGCTGTCGTCGCCGTCGTGCCGGTGAACATTTCGTCCGGAAACGAGGTCGGAATCACGTCGTTCCCATCCGACGTCGGATGGCCGACGGAAGACGCTTTCCGTTCGGGCGACGTTGGGAAGCTCATTGTCGGCGCCGGTGGGGTCGCGAAGATCATCTCGTTTCAGAACGCCCGGCTCGTCCACGCCAAGATCCTGCGCGGGTTCAAGAATGTAGTCCAGAACAACCTGAACGCCGTGCAAGACGGCTACCCCGACCGCGGCCCGTGGCGGATCCCGTCCGGGACCTGGACGCTGGAGGCTGATGCCTGGTCGTCCACGCGAGGCTACCCGGGCGTCGTGTTCTTCACCGACCAGAGGCTCGGCTGGGCCGGGACGGCGACGGACCCGGACAAGTTCTGGCTCTCGGTCGTCGGGGACTACGAGGACCACACGCCCGGACCGAACGCGGACGACTCGGTCGCCTACCGGGTGGCATCCGGGAAGGTAAACATGATCCGCTGGGGGGCGATGTCCGAGACCCTCCTGCTCGGGACGCTCGGGGCCGAGTTTGCCGTACAGGGTGGGGGTGATGATAGCCCGATCACCCCGACCAGCGTCCGGGCGAAGGAGCAGGCTACCTTCGGCTCGTCGGACACCGTGGATGCCGTGAAGACCGGGGACCGGGTCGTGTACCTCCAGGCAGGCGATCGCCGCCTCCGGGAGATGATCTTTGACCTAAACACGAACAAGCATGCGTCCGGCGACCTGAGCCTGATCGCGGACAACCTGTTCAGCACGGGGACGGTGCGGTACACGACCTACGTTGGCTCTCCCGACCCCTTCCTACTCGCGGTCCGGAGCGACGGTGCCCTCCTGGCCTGCGCGTTCGAGCCCCGCGAAGAGATCCGCGCCTGGTCCGACTTCGTCACAGGGCCGACACAGGACTACACGGACGGGGTGTTCGAGTCCATCGACGCGATGCCGAATGCGTGCGGGACGGGTGAGGAGGTCTGGGTCTCGGTCAAGCGCGTGATCAGCTCGGTGACTCACCGCTTCATCGAGGTCTTCGACGGCGCGCTGAACACGGACGCTGCGCGCTACTACTCCGGCAGCGCGGTGACGACGGTTCGAGGGTTCGGGTACATCAACGGTGCGCAGGTCCGCGCGATCGGCGCAGGCACGACCGGGTACACGGTGACGGTCACGAACGGCGCAGTCACCATCCTGACAGCAGCGACGACCATCGAGGCTGGCTTGTACTACGGGTCGAAGGTCACGAGCCTTCGGCCTGTGGTTCAGTCCCTGGACGGTGCCCCGTCTCTCGCGCGTCTCCTGCGCATCGGGGAGGTCGGTATCCTCTGGTACAATACCCGCGGGTCGGACGCGACGCCCCAGGGCATCCTGGTGAACAGCGAGATCCAGACCTTCGACCCGGAGGTGTCCTTCCCCTTCACCGGTCTCACCCGGGTCAGTGAGTACGGGGTCGACCGGAACGGGCGCGTGAGTATCGAGCAGACCGAGCCCTTCCCGATGACGGTCAGCGCGATCATCATAGCCCTGCATGTGGAGGAACAGTGATGTACACCGTGACCCAGTATGAGGACGAGACGCGGGCACCGGGGCCAGCGTTCGCCCTGACCCACGACGT